TACGACCAAAATTCTCAAAGTATTTAATTAATTTGGTTGCAGCGTATATAGCGTCTGGTTTATTCAGTATCATATTATATCCGTGGAATTGGAGCGGGCGGAAGGAATCAAACCTTCATTTTTAGATTGGTAATCTAACGTAATATCACTATACCACGCCCGCATTAAAAAAAGTCTTCTAGTGTACCTTGTGTACCATAACTGTTGTCTATCAACCAGTTCATCTTCTCAGTAATAAATTTAAGAGGTTCTACGAAACTCTTAGTGAATTGTACATCATAGTCTATTCTGTCTCTTATGTCAAGTTCCTTTGGAAAGAAAGTTATAAACGAGAACGCAGATGACTGATATATGTTGGGCTGTTTCATGTTCACGAAACGAACCTTGTCACCTTCTTGAATAAATGGATACTTATTATCTAATTTGTTTTTCTTTAGTAAGAAATTGTAAAGTATAGCTCCTTTAACGTGTATAGGAGCACCCTTACGAAATAAACTTGAATCTCCTGTAAATTTCTTTATACCATTACAACTACGTGGAAATGCAATCTCTTCTGGTGATAACGTCATGAACTCTTTCCTAAACTCCTGTATAAAGGTATTTAGCATTTTCTCATCACCGTTTATTATGATCTTGAGAGCCTCTTTGATTTTCTCTCGACATGGTGCAGGCGTACTTGACTTGACCGCTTCGATCCCCATGATCTTGAGTTTTGGTTCTTTGTACCTTACACCCTCACTATCGTGTACGTTAAGGATGTACCTCTTCTTAGCAGTCCATATACCCTTGTCTGCGATCACTTCACGCGACATGATCATTTTTTGTTCGTAGGCTCCAACAGTTTTAGCAAGAACGTCATAAGATTTATTAATAAATGGTTCCAACTTAGTAGTTGCCACCTTGTCCAAGAACTCGACCACTTTACTAGTCTCTGTTGATTCACCAAAGACTTTGCTAACCAAAGAGTCAAAAGTGATGTACACTGAGTCCGTATCCGATGCAATGATATAATCTTCATTCTTTGTCTCCAAAAGTTTATTGAGATATACATTAAGACTTCTTTCAATCCACCGTATAGATAGTTGACCGCTAGATGTAATTGCTGTAGCAACCAGCAGATCGAAATACCTAAACCAATTATTCCCAATAGCACCATACGCCGAGTTGAGAGATATCTTCTTCGCCATCTGGATGTTATTGTATCTTGAGATATCCTTGAGAAGAGACTTGTCCTTAGTGTTCTCGTACTCTTGTTCAGCCTGTAACATAAGCTTTTTATATTTGTCACGATCATTGTACATACTCTCCATAATCTCAGGAAGGAAACCACGTTTGTCTTTACGAAAGAACGCACCATTTGGTGTCATACAATGCTTGGTATCATTCCTAACCTTACCATCTAAAATCTTATCTACCAGACCATCCTGTTTCACACAGTTGGGTATTAGTGTCTCTGGTGATATGTTATACTGCATAATCAAGTGTGGATATAGTGAGTTTAAGTCAAATGACATAACCCATTTGTGCATACCCACTTGTGGGTCTTTCACATACGCACCCTCAAACTGATCTGCTTTAGCAGTTTTTTTCTTTTGTGGTATAACTATGTTTTTATCTCTTAGATAATTATATATAAGAACATCCCAATAACGAACTGAACCTAGAACATCTGTATAATTAACTTTACCATCATAGGCCATTGTAAGAGCTAGAGCAATAAGTCCCATCTTGTCTTCAAGTTGATCAACAATCTCAACGTCTTGAATGTTGTATTCAATAAACGATTGGAAATCTTTCTGATACCATTCACTAAATGTTTCATATGGATTACCATCCTTACGCTCACCAAGTTCAACAAACGCAATATGGTCTAGTCGATAGGACTCTTGTGCTTGATAAGTAAATTTGCGATACAGATCAAAGTAATCAAGTGCAGCAATACCTTGAATGTTATATGTCTGATGATTACGCCCCATCTTAAACACTTCTCTCTCTTGGACACTTCCCCAAGGAGATAGACGTTTCAATTCATCCTCACCAAACAGTTGAATGATACGATTGCAGAGATAGGGAATATCAAAGAACTCTGTATTCCAGCCAGTAATAATGTCTGGTTGATGTTTTTCCCAGAATATAAGAAATTCCTTGAACAGATGGACTTCACTCTCACATTCGATGTAAGTTACATCTTCACGATCCGTTATAAATTGACCGATACCAAACACAACAATCTTTTTATTCTGATGGTTCTTGACTGTGATTGACAGCATCTCCTCTGCAGCCTCTGTAGGTGAAGGGAATCCATTCTCGCATTTTACCTCTATATCAATAGTCACCATTAGGAGTTTATCTAAATCCCAATCAATATTACCTTTGTAGGTATCAGCAATATAGTTATATGAAAACTGAGTATTACCATAGACAAGCTCTGGTTGACTCTTATGGCTCTCAACCCACTCTTTTGCTTCTTTTATAGAATCAAATTCAGTAGGTAATACAGAGACACCTTCCAGAGTCTTGTATCCAGTTTCCTTTCCAGGCACAGGAGCGTATAGAGTTGGGCGATATTTTATTTTGAAGTTCTGTCGCTCACCGTTGACAACAGCTCGAACAAAAAGTTGATTACCCCATTGGAGCACGTTTGTATAAAAGTTCATATTAAGACTATAACAGTATTAGGGTTAATTGTCAAGGGGTTTTCTTAAAGTTTTCTACTGTTTTGTCTACAGCGTTTTCAAATTCGTTCTTCCATTTTTTTAGACTATGTTTTTCCCATGTCATATCCTGTATTGCTTGTCTATCAGATTGTCTTAAACTCTCTATTGCAGAAATAAGTTGTTCTGATGATTTATTGACAATCCTATAGTGGGCCTTAGAACCAACAATAGATTCGGATGCGTGTGTTCCATCTTTACTATTTAATATAATTGGGACACCATGACTTAGAGCCTCTAAAGCAGTTATACCCCACGATTCATCCCAACAGGTAGAAAAATAAGTCATAGATTTTCCTATTGTTTTCATAACATCTGAATGATTTAAATCTAACACAACACCATCCCAATGAGAATTTCGTTCTAGATACTTTTTTTCCTTATCAATTTTTGGAGTATTTGTTATGATAAGAGAATTGTAATGAGTACCCTTCAAGTAACTCTTTAGTAAAAATGGACGCTTTTCTACAGGGTCACACCTACCAATTGTCGCACAATCATATTCAATTGATTGTAATTTAGGTTTATCACCTTCAACATAACTAGAATTGATGTAACCATCTATAACAATTTTATCAGCTTTAAGTCTTTTAGCCATGTCCTGATATCGTTTTTGTTGATGTTCACTTACAAAATAACAAGAATGACTATTAGCTCTTAGTCTTAATATACTTCCTATAGTAGACCCCATACTTGGGCCAGAGTGATGTACAAACATAATAGGTACTTCAGAATCTACAATCTTTGCACCAGTAAATGATGCTTGATGCCAGTTGGATATAATAATGTCTGCATTGATATCTTTCGCAAATGATTTTATTTTATCAGTATTACTTCTGACTGATTCGTTATCGTTGTCAATATTAACAATATGTACATCCTCATATAAATCAACAATCTGGTGACAGAACTTTTCAATACCACCAACAACTACATCAGAATTATACTCACCAAAATGTGTGTTATAAGGTAATGCTATTTTCATCAATCTCTCCAAATATACACAGGCTCTGAATCATACACATCAAAAATATTAGGGTGATTCATTAGAGCCCTACGATACGGTGTCCACTTGATACCCCTACCCCAATTAAGATTTGTCATTATTTCTGTTTTAGTTATCCGTTTTCTATCTTTAATCCAACCAATAATTTCTTTTAACTTATCACTGTCTCCCATTGTTTTTTGTTTTGATAACAACTCATCCATATAGTTGCTCATCTTTACAATTTCATCAGAGTATATAAGTTTGTTTCTTATCCAATCTAAAGCCTTATCTGCTTCTTCATTTCTATATCGTGGATCATCTAAGTATGTATTTAACAACATCACAGCGTCATGATCATTGTCAAAGAAATCACCATTAGAATTTAATTCATGATAATATGTATCATTATACATGATAAACGGTACACCATTCATCATACCATCTGTAGTTGAAACACTCCAACCACCATAGGTTTGCCTGGGCGAAAACCCAACATAACATTTTTGTAATTCTTTATAATACCAATCTTTATTACCTTTATCTGTAATCACATAATCACGATTAGGTTTATCTAACAATGGTATCCAGACTTTAAAGTCCTGTCTGATTTTCCACAACTCATCACAAACTTTCATGAAACCTTTAAAGTTCTTGTATGTATCAGGCCGGTGGTTAAACACAATTATTTTCTCTGGTGTTTCGTTTATTTCAGAAACAATATTCTCACGTTTAACACCTAAGTATTGAACCGTAAGAATGTTGTCTAATCTTTCTATAGTCTTGTTATTAAATGTTTCAGATGCTTGTACTAGTACCAAATTTTTTTGATGTTGAGTATTAAGATAACATCTTTCATATTCTAGTAGTCCAGTAATATTTTGTAGGAAACTATCTTTAGGCCATTCCACTACAGACTTT